GGTGAATACTTCTTCAACAAATGTATTGAAATATAATATATTTCTAGGAACATAAACACTATGCTCGTCTGTGGTATCTGATGCTTTGGTTTTACGCCAGTGTTTTACTTCTGGTCTATGCACGACACTTTCTATATCGTTCATGTCGTTGGCAACCTGTACTGCTCTAATTTGATTATACACATTGTGAGCCATCATTAATACATATGAAAAAGAGTCCCACGAAGTTTTACCTTCTTTGTTGTTTTTATTTAGATCTCCCTCTCCGTACCAACAGACATCTCCCATGGTAAGTCTATTACCAATAGCACTTTGGAAAGGAAAAGGTATTTTTGAATTCTTTAATCTTTTATCATCCGGTGCCTTGTCCATTATAAATGACCATCTAGATGGTGTGAACACATTATGAGTGTAAACTAATCCATTCGCTGTTGATAAGAAAGCGGATGCTGAATCAAAACTTATTGTAAAATTAGGATTAATATATTTTCTAACTTGTCTTTGTATTTGTGTTAGATAACAAGCCCAATCCAGTTGCGATGTACCCAGTACGTGCATCCAGTCTTTACCGTCCAGTTTTTTCTCATCTCTCATTATGATCAAACGCTTCAACATGACTTCCATATCACACATATTGATACCGCCCATTGCCCATCCTTCGAATTCAAAATCTTTTACGGCATCGTACCAAGTTTGTGCTGTTTCCCAGTCGTCGCCTTGTAGTACATTTAAAAATTTAGTTTGACCCAATCTGTTCTTTTGAAAAAAATTGTTATTATAGATTGTTCCGTCTAGTGTATCTCGAAAACTTTTTAATCCTGTTTTAGGTGAATTTAAATCATCTGCCGCCCAAGTTGGAACATCCAAAGTCATTGCCCAGTCTGATGTGAGTTCTAACCAATTTAATATATCACTTCTAACTTTGTTGGCCTTGTTACCTTCAAAATCTTTCCAATCAAATTGTATCACGCCTCGACCAATTTGATATCCACCCGAATCTCCCACTATGGTGCTGAATTTACGATCCCTGTTTACAAACATATGATCTCGATCTCCCACTTTGTCCATGTCTAGACAAGCATGACCCGCCGAGTATAATGCTGTAGGATAAGTGAACATACCTTTTTCTGGATTTATAAAGTTTAGTCCTTCCACACCATTTTCAAATCCAGCAGGTATTCTTTCTTTGGGAATATGTGTACCTTCTGTGACTCTTTGTTTGCTAATAAAGGTATTATAAAAATTTGATATAGCAGGCAAGAACACTGCGAAGTCTCGACTCAATTCCCCTAAATGTTCCTGCCTGTTATTTTGTTCAGTCATTATTGTGCCTGTGCTGGTATGATGTATTGATATTTTCCAAGTCCAGAGTCAACAGTGACCTGCATCGCACCCTCATTAGAGAAGTGTAAAGTGACTTTTGCCGAATCTGATAATTTCAATATCTGTAATACCTGTGCCACCGGCCAACTCCACCCTTTGTTAAGACTACCTGATACATTATCAGCGAATACAAATTCTCCACCGTGTGATGCTTGATCACCAAAAGTGAAAATAAGTTTTCCATCTTCGGTTCTCACAACAAATGTATTGTGTTCTGTATTTGCAGTTGCCTGGAAGTTAAATCTTTGTACACTGGCCACAGTAGGCTCAATTTCAACATTCCACTTAACACCTTTAAATTTTACAGTTTTAAGTTTTTCGTTGATAATTTCAGCATTCATAAATCTGTAATCATTTTTAAAATCTCCTTTTTCATTTTCAAAATGAATACCTGTAGGAGTTTCTGCACCATTTCTAGTACCTGTGATTACAGTGATGTTTGCTTTGTCTTTATACTCAGGACACTTCAAGTGTATGTCCAGTTTGTTCAACTGGGGCATACCAAAAGTACCCGTCATTTCTGCTTGTGGTTTGTGAAAAGATCCTTGCAAGATCACTGATCTGTCTTCAGCCATGGAATCTATTGTTGTTTCAGATTCGTTGCCTGTAATTTTAACAAGGTCTAGAAAGCCTAAACCGTGTGTGTGTTTGACTATGTCTTTTAAGATATCTATCATAATAAAACTATTATATAGATTATTTAGATTAAAGTCAAATGTTTAATTTATTTTTCTACAGGTAATTCTAAAGCACTATATAATACTGGATTTTTATTACCAGGTTTTTTGAAAATTATATAGTTGGCACCAGGACGAAATTGATCCATTTCAATTACTTCATATCCACAACTTTCTGTGATCTCTTTCATTGATGTTTTGGTATTATAATTCCAGTATCCACGTTTTGCTTCATGAAGATCGAAATCGTAATGACAATCTGCATAGTGTATAAATCCATATCCGCCTGGTAACAATACTCTATTGATGTCTGTTAGATATTCTTTTATATGTTCTTGAGTAAAAAAAGTAAATGTGTTCCAACTGAAGACAAAATTTACTGCGTTGTCGTCAATTTCTGGACAACTAGTTCTGTTGGTTGTATAAAATTTTATCAGTTTGTGTTGTTGTGGTTTAAAAAGTGCTTTTATTTTTTCTTGACAATGCGGTAGCAGATCTAGATAATAATTTAATCTCCATGGTAAGAAAAATCTACTGAATCTTCCATATCCCGGGCCTATTTCTAAACTATTATAAAGAATAGATTGAGCACCAGTTTTTGCAAACATCTTGATCTTATCTTCGACTTTTTTAGTTAACATTTCATCAAACTGATCTTTTCTTTCATATGTGAAATCTAAATCTTTAGCATACCATTCTTTGGTTTTGTCTAGTCGATTTATTTCCTGTTGATTATTGATGTCGACAGATTCGGCCAGGTTTTCCAATATTGATAAATTATCATCAAGTATTTTTTGGAAATCTGTACCTTTTATTTTTTTAAGTTTTTCTATGAGTAATTTAATTTCTTCGATGCTTAACATATATGTTATTTACTAAAATTCAAAAAGTTTGTTAAACGTATTGGTTGTTTCTGTCGATTGTACGTCCCAATTTAATACTCCTATTAGATTATCTATTTTTTGATCAACGATGGTAGATTCCATCGCTTCAGAATCAAATGGTAATTCTTGGAACCATTTTGGAATACGTAACTCGTCCACTGGATATGCTATGGAAGTATAATCTAATGGATTGTTTTTTAATTTACATACAATTACTTTTGCACCATCCGTGATAGGCATAGAATATTTGTCTCCGTATAGTTCTCTACATTTATTCCAGTTGATGCTGGCACGAACATGACCTGGCATATTGGCACGACCTTGTTTGTTTTCTTTTCCGAGATATTCTGTTATCTTATTGGCTCTTTTTGGAGAACCCTTTTCCCAACCAGGTCTTGATTTGAATTCAGCCCTAAATTCTGATATTCTTTTGAGAACATCTTCTTCGGTTTTATTTGTTAATACCATCATCAACAATTCACTCAAAAAATCTTGTACAAATACAGGTGTGTCTGATCTTTTTAGATCAAGACCCATTGCCTTCATTTTACCCATGCTACCTTCGGTATCTGTTCTTTGTCCTTCTTTATCGAAATATAGAACTGCATATCTTTTCTTTGTGATAAAAAGTCCTTTGCTCGCAACAAGTTCTCGTCCTGCCGCTATGACTTCTCCTCTGCTTTTTGGACAATGAAATGCTTTGGTCATGAATCCAGCAAAAGATGAATTCACCTCAGATGATATTTTATCATATAAAGCAATAACGTTTTCTTTTTCCCATGGGATTTGTCCTGCTGTTATTTCTTTCTGTAATGGCTTATAAGCAGAAAAATACACAGAATCTGTATCACCATATATGATAGAATCTCCTTTGTGATCATACTCGCCCGTTATAATTTCATTAGTTTTTGCCGCCATGTGTTTTGTGATACATCTGCCTGTCAGTGTCACCGATTGTCCGATACGTATGTCAAAGAACCTACAACCTGGATTTAAGATTGCACCATACAAACTGTTCAAGTTAATTTTTTTAACCAGTTGTCTTTTGTCCCAAAATTCTCGTTCAATATCGTTGTCTCCGGCATCGTGCATTTTGCGTTGCATCTCTTTTCTTTCAGCATACCAACGTTTCAATAGTCCTGGAATGATGGCTTCAAACTCGTATGTAAAAATCGTACCATTGGCAGACAGCATCCATTGATTATTACTATTAAAAATTATTTCGTATAATTGTGCCGCGGACATTTTGACTGATGTGTCGTCTTCCCAGTCCACTGTAATTTCTACACCACGATCTTGTTTCATTACTGCTTGATACTCCCACGAACCAAATTGATTATCCCATGCCGATGCGAATGATTTCTTCTGATGTATTGCTCTGTTAATTTCTGCTGATGTTATAATTGGACGTATTTGTCCCACAATAGATTCAGGTCCCATGTTCAATGCACGAATCACGCTAGGATATAGACTGTTTATATCACAACTTCCTATCCAATCATGCAATCCTTTTTTAGGTGTTGCCACATATGCTCCTGCGGCCTGGGTCGACTCTCCTTCTTGTCTTTTGACTCTACCCGGAACAATCATTCCTCTTCGATGTGCTTCATTCACAATAGCCTGTTCAGTTACTGCAACTGCACCCATTGTTGTTTGAAGTAAAACAGTGTTTTGGTGTGCGATCTCATTCGCCAGTTCTATAAATTTAAGTTTTTTCTCAAGTTTGGCCAAAAGTGCCGTGTCTTGCCTGTTATATTCTATGAACAATCCAAAATCGTTATTATACAGAGCATCTAGTGATCCTTCGTACACAGTTTTTCTTTCGCCTAGTTCATGCTCGCCTATGGCATCTAATCTATACGAATGTCTTTCCTCATAAGTGTATTTTCTATATAGTTCAAGTAAATCTAAATGTACTCTTCCAATTAAGTCGTAACTGATCTGTTCTCTGCCATATTTTTCAAAGGTTCTTTTTCTGGGTTTCTCACCCCAAAAACATAAACGCCTTGTGTCATCGGAACTTAACACTTTTTGTATTCTGCCCACGGTATAGGGTATATCGTATCCCTCCGAGTTCCATCCTGATAATATATCTGCTTCTTCGATCAATGTTAAAAAAGCATCAAGCATATCTTTTTCTTTTTCAAACAACATCACGTTGCTGAAACGTTCTACTTGTAATTTGGCATTTTCAAAACCCAATTTTTTAGGTGGTACAGCAAAAGTGACTAATTGATCGGTCCAATTCAAATAACAAGTAATTGCTGTTATAGGCATAAATGGATCATCCGTGGTAGAATATCCTCGTTCAGGATCAAAGTCTACCTCAATATCAAAAAATACTACATTTAGATTGGGAGCATCTTTGCCTAGATAATTCTCTTCGAGACAACGGAACACAGGATTAATATCCTGCTCATAAAGTTTTTTATTTGATCTTATACGTTGTTCTTTTATGAAATTGCTATATGTGTTGGATTGAACTTTTTGTAAAGGTTCACCAAATATGCTTCTGTGTTTTCCTTTGTTATCGGGATAATAAAATACGTATCTGGCATCATATTCTACAAATTTTCTTTCTCCATTTTTGTTTCTTTCGACAACAAAAACTTTGTCTTGATCTCTCTTGTAATATGCATCAATATAACTCATTTTTTACCACCAATAACTTGCAACACCAAACCCATATATGTTTATGATCGAAAAATATCCTGTGATCATCATGACGAACGCCGCACCTCTCCTGAACGATGCGTAACATTGTGTGACCGCCCCTATGAAGAATCCTGGGTACACTATGGTCAGATCAGGATCAGAGGCTGTTATCGCCAAAGTTAAACTTGCTCCAACAGTGAAAATAAAACTTATTAATTCAAAGTAAAAGGCTACATTATCTGATTGATAACTTTTTATCCAGAATTTTTTGATATCACCATACACTAGATTTTTCCAGCGGCCGCTAATATAGAATCAACCATGTCCATATCATCTGTCACAGTTTTGTAAGAATCTTTGTGTGCAATGGTAATTGCCTTGTTGATTAATCCTGGTTTGATTTCTAATTCTTCTGCTATGGCTTTGACTGTGTCCCTCAATCCGCCTTTGAGATCATCAATCTCTCCCAGCACCTGAGAACCTTCTCTTATGATTTGTATTATTTTT